CTACAGATATGTGATCCTCATGATAATAGTAAGGACTGTATGATGAAAAAGGTTCATTAAGAGCTTTTATAACAGTTATTTTTCTTGGATGATTCCTATTGTCAGTCCAAAATAAAAGATCTTCTAATAAATCTATACCAAGTACAGGATGAGTTTTAGAAAAATTTAAGAAGTTTCCACCAACAATTATTGTTGACGTATTAGAAGACATATCATGTTGACAGATATAACAAGCAGCTCCTTTATATTGGAAGTTAGGCGGGAATGCCGCATCATATTCGTCTCCTGAAGCAAAATTAGATAATCTATCTGGAGATGTATCAGTATAATTTGTTAACATTAAAAATATCTTATTATTTTTAACATCTACAAATTCACCAATAATTTCCAACTTACTTAAAGCTAGTGAAATAGCCGCGCTGCTACTTAAAGTATTTTCTACAGCTCCAACATCTGAATCATCAGATCTATTTATAGAGACGTTTTGAGCATCTCTATATTCACCACTAGGAACTATTCTACTATCTAAATCCTTATTCATTTTAGACTTTAGAAACGTATTCTTAACTTCAGCCATTAGTGTTTGATTATTTTAGATTTATTTCTAAATACTTGTGATATCTCTTCTAGTTTAATATTAGATAATCTTATTTTAGCATTCCTAAGCGCTGCTCTCCTATCCTTTTTAAATCTACTTATTACGTACTCAGGAATATTCATTCTAGTTGACAATATAGCGTGAGCAATATGCAAATACATAGCTTCTTCAGCCATCTTAGGTAGTTTAGTATCACCATCAGCTGCTAAACCGTCAGATATATATTCTAATATTATTAACTTACCATTTAGATCGCTGCTAAAAGAAAATTTACCTAATCTCTCGTTTATAGTAAATTTACCATTTATTTGAGCTTCTTCTGGTTGAAGACCATATCTACGACCATAAGCATATTGTCTATCTGGATACCTATAGTCATTAAAATTATCAAAACCAGTGTTGTCTTGCGCTGCCCATCTATCATCAGTTGTAGATGTTGCAGCTTGTTCATTTTCGCCAAACTCATCTTGAGTGGGTGTACCATCTGAATCTTGAATAGGTAATTCTGTCGGATTGCTAGTAACTCTAGTTGGGTATATTATATGCTTTGCCCCTACGCCATCAACCCATGAGCATTTAACATAGTTAACATAATCTTGAGGTATTATCACTGATAAACTAGGTGGTACTGTTAACTCTTGAGATTTAATACTTTTCAATGTATCATAACTAAACTCTTGTAAACCTCTTTTAGCATGGAACATTATATCAGTTCTTTTAATATCTGATATTATCTTATCTTTTCCAACATAACCTACAATAAAGTTATTTATAATATCGTTTAAAGATATATATTCATAACTACCATAATTATCATATAATGCTGGTGGTAGTATTCTAACTCTTACCAACCATGTTACTCCAGAAACATTATTTATTGTTTGGTTAAATTCTACGGTGTTAGTAGTATTACTTAAAACTCTATAAGCTTTCTCTCCAGGTCCAAACGGTAAAGCAGCTGGATTAGTGGAATCAACTTGCCCATACTCAAACCAACTAACCCCACTATCACTACTAGTTTCTAATACATAATTAGTGTTTATAGTATTCAACACGGTGTCTATTAACTCAGTATTAAACGATGTTACTAAATTATCTACTAATGTTACTAAAGAATCACCAGCTAATATATAAAATACCTTCTGTCCTACGTAATATTCTTGATTAGTTTCTTGTAATAATGCCATATTTTAATATTTATAAAGTTTCTCTAATCTCTTCTTCTTTTACTTTCTGAGCAGCTATTTGAACTACCTGAGGATCACGTATAACAACTCCACTGTACACTAATATTCTATTTATTAATTCAGTCTGTTCTACAGCGTGTAACTCTAAATCTATAGATCCAAATGTGCTATTAGAATTAAAATCTGCTGCAGTTAGAGTAATATCAAGATCACTTGTAGGTGCTCCTGAAAACTGAGCAGCTAATACAGTCACAACATCACCAACATTATAATCTGTTCCAGGTGTTGTTACAGTTACAGATGTTACTGTACCTGCATTTACTACAGCGGATAATTCAGCTCCAGTTCCACCAGCTGGCGAAACTGTAGTAGTTAGATTAGTGTAAGTTTGATCTGGCACTATACCTGTTGGATTTGTTAGTATTGAATTTAAAGTTCCTCCATTGTTTAGTAAATCAGCTCCATATGCCGTATCATCATATATATAACCACCAGTAGTTGAATCTACTAAATATCCCCATCTGGGATTAGTTGGTTTCTTCAAATAAGTGAATGTAATATTTGATAACTGCGGAGTAGTAATTATCTCACCATTCTTTAACACGTAAATAGGATAATTTGCGGAGGGTTTTGTCAGAGGTGACATGTTGATATAAAGAAGATCGTTCGGCTGAACTCTCTGTACTTCTTTATCGATACTATTAACACCAGTATAAATTACTGTGCCTAGTTTATAGAAATCTATTGATTTATCTGAAATTGTTATTGGACTAGTATTCGGAACAGGTGGAATAGTAGTTGTTGGAGTAGAAGTTCTTTTAAATATAGCTATTTTCTCTTCTAAATTCTTTATTCTATCAGCATATTCAGTTTCATTATCTGGAACACGCCATTGTTTATTTAAATCTTCAAAATATTTTTCAAATATTTCTAACTGTACTTGTGTTGCTACTTTGTTGAACTCGTCTGGGGTTATATAACCTCTTTGTTCTTTGTTTAATATTAGCAAAACAGTTTTATATACTGTGTCTACGCTTATAGCCATAATAGTGTCTTATTAAAAAAAAGGCGGCGTAATTGCCGCCTTATACATAATCACATGTTATTTAAGCTTTTTCTGTATAGACTTATAAACTTCTAGTCCTTCATCTGTTTTAAACCACGAAGCCATAGCTGAGTATGGATTTTCATCAAAAGGTACTGTCATTAATTTACGTTTATTGCTAACCCACATAAAAGTTCTTTGATCACTACTAAGAGATATAATATTTGCTTCAGTAGCTACAATAGCAAAATTCCTTAAAATAACATTCTCGTCATTTGATAAATCTAAAAATAATTTAGGATTTTCTTTAGCAAATAACATTCCATCTCTCTTAAGTTCTTTACTAGATAAACTAGCCACTATAGATCCTTTTTCAACTCTTAATATAGCTTCTAATTGATCTATATCCATTGCTTTAGCGGAATTCATAGCTTCCAATTCTAGTTCTAAATAATCAAAATGATCACTAGCTTCAACTACAGAATCAAATTCATCAAACAAAACACCATTGTGAGGGTGTTTAGCTAGAAATTCTTGTAAATTTCTTTTTTCTTTTTGTACCATTAAGTGGCCAACTTCAAACACTATGTGTTTTAATGTTGCTGGACCTTCTTGCTCGTCTACAAAAATACTTTTTTGATTTGTAGCATATCTTAATTCTCTCTCATAACCTTTTTCAGGGTCAAACCAAACTAATGGATATCTAGTAGTGTGTCTAGATGTAATTGTATAAGTCAAAGGTTGCTTACTACCTAACAAGTAATAATTTCTATCTTTGTATTCCCAAGTATTATCTACTTTAGGAGTTTTTATTTTTATTGTTTCTTCCATGATATAATATAATATAATTTAAAAATAAAAAGATCCTGCCGAAACAGGATCTTAACTTTGTGTACGTTTATGATACAGCTGTAAACACGGTTGTGTTTGCAACTACACCAGAAGCGTCTCCACCACTGTTTATGCAGCTCAACCAAGAAATATTGAGACTAGCTTCCAGTGCTCTAGCAGCAGCTGCATTAGCTAGTACTATAGCACCTGTTACAGTTCCACCACCTATGTAAGTAAATACACAAGTATTAGCCCCGTCATTAGCCACTATTTTCATTATGTTCTCAGATGGTACATAAACCGGATTTGAATTAGCTCCGGTTACTTCTATATGTTTTGCCATTTTTTATATTTTTAAAATGTTAATAATAATTAAGCTCCAACGAATAACACGAAGTTATTTGCAGCTTGTGTAACTAAACATCTTTCAGATAAAAAACTGACATTCATCGCATCAAGATCAGAAGTATAAGCTCCACCTACAGAACCTGTGATCCAAGATTTCATTCTTCGATCTTCAGTTTCAGAAGCTCTATATCTAGTGTGCAAGAAAGGACGTCTAATGTGTTGACCTAACATTTGATCGTAGACAGTTGAAGTCCCAGCTGGAACTAATACACCATCTATAGCGTTAGACATACCTCTAGTAGTAACATCATTTAGATATTTCCAATCAGTTTTGTAGAAGTCATAAGAACCTCTTCTAAACCCAGAAAATCCAAAGTTTAATGCCATTTCAGCTTCATTATCAAACAAACCATAAGAAGCTGAAGCAGTAGAAGAATAACCTCCACCAGCCATAGCGCCTATCATGTCATCAAAATCCAAAGCCGTAGATCTACTTAAGAAAAGCATGTTTTCTTCAATAGCACCTTGCTTATCTAATTGCTGTAATACAGCATCAAAATCAGCTAAAGCACCAGCACCTGGAGCAGCCGCACCAGAAAATCCAGAATATACATTACCTCTATTATTTATAGCGGCAAATAAACCTTCTGTACCTTTGATATCTTGAGCAGCGCCAGCGCCAAATTGAGTATTAGGAATTCCAGGATTGGCTTGAACTTCGCCTTCAATGCAGGCCATTTCCAAGTAATCTTCAAATCTCAATCTTGTTTCAGATTCAGCCTTTAGATACCATAAGTACCCAGACGTACCGTCTTCGGTTGAAACTTCTATCCAACCTATTTGAGCAGCGTCAGAACCACTTAACTCATAATTATCTTTTAATATAATTGGTGAATTAGTGTGAGTCGTTACACCTGGTTCTACAGCACCAACCATACTAACTGATCCTTTTGGAAATTCAGAACCGTATACGAATAAACTACAAGCTCCTCCTGTAATAGCAGCAGGTACTCCAACAAAAGCTGTTTCGTATAAAATAGCATCTACAGTGTAACCATCAGTTGTTGCGCCAGAAGTTCTGTCAGTAATCAAAGCTTTAGCAGTAGCTAAACCTGTTGCGTTGTCAGAAATTAGAATAGTATTACCATCTCTAAGAGCTGAAGTTGCTGGATTAACTCCACCAGGAGTGATTGTGATAGTAACTCCATTAGCGTTACCACCCATAGCACCTACAGCACAATTGTCATATGCAATATGTAATCTATTTTGCTCAGACCAAATTACTTGATCTGATGTCATAGGCATTTCAGCGCCTACCATCCTTAGAAAACCACCTAATGTTCGGTTTCCATATATCTCCGCTTCAGCTTCGTAAAGCTCAGGAAGATATTGTTGTGCCCATTGAGAAAAAGCTCCAGCTTGAAAATCTATATAATTTCCTGCAACTGCAACTTGAGATCCTTGAGGCACTATTGATGCGGGGAAACTCCCGCCAGTGTCTATAAAAGCCATAATTTATATGTTTTTAGTTATTTATTTTTTTAGTTTTAATTCTTAATTTAGAACTATCAGTACCGCTTATAGCTTTTACCCTCAATCCATTTAAGTAAACTTCACCAGAGGAAGTTTTCCTTGGTTCGTTACTTATATTTTTTGATTTTGCCATAACATCTTTAACAGCGTCGGATTTACCCTGCTCATAAAAATGTTGTGCAATAGTATCAGCATTACGCGCTGCGTAGATAGCTTTGTGATATCCTTTGTAATCCTTTACACTCCCGTCTTCATTTAAGAACTTCTTAATAAAACTAGATAAATCACTTTGAGCATTTGCAACTTCATTTGGATTTGTAACTCCGTACCTAAACTTCTTCTCACCTAAATTAAATTCAAAACCTTTGAATTGGCTAGAGAAGAATTCATTAGTACCAGATTTAAATTCCTCATGTTGTTTCTGAACTACTTCTTGTCCTTCATTATATCTATTGAAAAAGTCAGTGGCTTTTTGCTGCTCTTGAGTTACTCCCGGTCTCAACTTGATCTCGTCGTAGTATTTACCCTTTAAGTCTTCCAAAAATCCTTTGGCCTTTGCAATTTCTTCTTTATACGCAAGTTTCTTCTTGCGAACTTCTTTTTCATCATCATAATCCTCGTCATATAAAAAATTATCTTCTATGATAAAATTTATTTCTTCAGGATCTAAATGAGATTTAGTATTTTTATAATATTCTTTTAACAATGCTTCATCTGACACGTTAGTGTAATCAGCATTTAATCGAACGTAATCTTCAACAGTTCCACCAGTTTCTTTCATGAAGTCTACTAACTTCTCTACATTCTCTGGTAAATCTAATTGTGGATTTTCTTTAATTTCTTCTTTAATATTCTCTATAACAGCGGTTTCTTCACTATCTTCCCCTGTTATCTCTTGGATTACACCTATTTCTTCTTTTTTACCTTCTTCGGTAACTTTTTCTTCTTTGATGTGTGTTTCTCCCACCTTTTCGCCATTATTGGAAAGTTCTTGTACATCCACATTCTCTGTGCTTGACTCTTGAATGGCATTTTCTTCGGTTTTAATTTCTGTAACTTCTTCTTTCTTTTCTTTTTTAGAAAGATCTAACTTTGTTGTTTCGTTTGCTTTTTTATTAACAAGTTTCTTTGGGGTTTTTTTAACTTTTAATCCTTCTGATTTTTCTTCTTTTTTCTTAGACATAATATGATATTATAAAATTAATAATTATCTTGGTTCGAATTGCTCTAAACCAAATCCACCTAAATTGTCATTTCCTGCAGATTCAAAGCTTTTAGGTAGTGAATCGTTTTTCCTTTGATCTATAAGTTCACTTTGTTGTGAAGCTTGTATTTTAGTTCTTTCGTCTTTTCTATCTTCTTTAGTTCTTTCATTTGACATTTTAGCGTTTGATTCAACTTGAGCTAACTGCATGTTGAATTGAAATTCTAGTTCCATCAATTGTTTTTTTATTTCCGCTTCTTGCTGTAGTTTTTGTATTGAAAATTGAGATTTACCTTGTTCAACTCTTAATGTAGTTTCTGCTATTGCTTGTTGTTTCTGAACTTCATTCATAGCGGCTCTTTCTGCTTGTTCTGCGTTTGCTTGAGCTTGAGCTTGTATATTAGCTTGTTGAGCAGCTTGATCTTTTTCTGTTTTACGTTCTCTTCTTTGTTTCAACAATTGATTAGCTAATTTTAAATTTTTTATTTCTCTTATATCTAGTGAATCTTCTAAATATATAGATTGAGTTTGAAGCGCTAATTGTATACTTTGTTCTAATGTTGCTTTTTCTTCTTCATCAGGTTCTAGTTCTAGGAATATTCCAAAATCATGTAAATTTAAAGATTTTAATTCATCTAAAGTTCCTACATTATACCTGGATATACTAGATTGTATAGAATCTCTTAATATAGGGAATTGCAAACAATCAGCTACTCTTAACGCTATATTCTCACATGTTCTTAATGTTAGATATAAACTAGATTTCAATATATGTCTAGTAGCTGTATTTGAGTTAGCCGCTGCTATTTTCTGTATACCAACTAAAGCGTCTTGGTCTGGCATACTACCATCTCTTGCTTCATTTAATCCAGTTACATCTCTTACCATTTGAAGATAATATTGATATGTCTGAATTAAAGACTGTATTTTAGATCCAGAAGCTGATGATTGTAATTCTTGTATTGGAACTTTACCTCTATTCATATCACCATCCTGTGTCATGCTTCTACCAACTATACTACCAGTTTGAAAATACATATTCAATGCTTCAGCTGGATTATAATTAGTACCATTACCTAAATCAACTTCAGCTATTCCATCAGCATCTAAGAAGACACCATCAGGAACCATTCTAGATAATACTTGTTGAAGTTTAAGATGTGTTATCTGTATCATGTCAGCAAAACTAGTTATCCTACTAACTAAAGATTCTATTCTACCCTTGTACATTCTTGGAGCTACGATGCAGTAGTTCATATTAACTTGAACCGTGTTAGCAAATGGTCTAGTCATGTTTTCAGCCATTTTCCATTCTAACATCTTTTTAAAACCTAATATTTTAGCTCCAGAATATAATACCTCTATAGATCTACTAACTTTCTTAAAAGTATCATTTTCAGGTGGATTGAATGTATCTTGTTTCTCTAATGCTTTCTCTAATCCGTACGGCGTTTGTTTTATTTTCCAAGTTTGATTAGTATATGTTTTGTATTCAAAATATAAAACTTGAACTGTACCTCCATCATCTCTACCATTCCAGTTTCTAGTATAACTAGTATTACCTGGATATTTCTGTATTTCTTTTACATCTTCAGGAGTTAGATGTGGAAATTGTTTAACTAGTTCTGGTATTGTTATTGATTTAACCTCTCCTACATAATATATATCTTCAAAATTTGGATCATCTGTATACGACCAAACTAAATTAGCTGGATCTATATATTCAACAGTTATACCATTAGCTTTATTAAATGAAGTTTTAGACGCGGCTATACCTAACACTGTTAAGTCATAATTTAATCGTCTCTTTGTTAACTCATATTTGTTTCTGTCTAGTATATCATTTATCACCTCTTCTTCAGCTATTTCCACCGCCTGCTTGTAATCTAATTGCATATGAACAGATAATTCTTCTTCTGTCCTTATATCTAAGTCAGATCCTTGAGAACTAGATAAATCAATACCCGTATTTTGAGCTATCATCGCTATAAGCTCTTTTTGCATTAAATCTCTATATAATCCATCAGCATATTGAGTTCTTTTAAAAATAGATTCTGGATCTTGGGCATATGCTTTTATATCATATACTTTGTCTGACATGCCGTTTGTAACTATATCTACAAACTTAGGTATAACTGGAACTGGCTTCCAATCTAAATTTAAATATGATAAATCGCCATTTATAGATAATTCATCTTTATATTTTTTAATAGATTGTTCTCCTCTTGCATATAACCTTCTATTATGAAAATCATTATAATAAGTTGAAAACTTACTACCATAATTACCGCGAGTACTATTGTTACTATTATTGAACCATTCGTTCTCTATTGCTTTACCTACTTTAAGTCCGTATTCTAAACTCTGTTTCTCTTCATCTGGTACTACCTGATCTGGAAAAGAGCTATTACTATTAGCGTCAATCATTTATTCTATTATTTTTGAAATAAAACCTTTATTATCATATCTTTTTATACCTAAATTGATCTTTTTAACTGTTCTATCAGCGACTGGTTTGTATAAGTTTCGATTACAAGCCATTATAGCTAAACCAGAACTTATAGTTGCATCGAATTTAGTTCTACTATTTATATCAAATCTAGCCCAATCTTCTAAAGTACCTTGAAAATACATATCTCCATAGGTTTCCTCTAATAATCCAACATAAGACTCTATGTAAGATTCTATAGCGGCAGCATGAGCTTGTTTTATATCCTCACTTGAGTTTGGTATACCACCAATTTCTTTTTCTGTAATCGATAACTTATTCCAAGTTTTATCTGGTCGATTCATTGAATAACCTCTATAACCTCTTCTTTTGAAATAATAAAGTAATCTTGGTTTATTATTTTCTACTAATATCGGCATGCCATAAAAAACACACGCCATTAACATATCTTCAAAAAATATCTCTGCTGTTTGTGGTCTAGATACATACTCTAAAAAGAAATGATTTGGAGGAGCATCTTCCATGCTAAATTTAGTTAAACCATGAAGTGCACCTTTAGATCCTTTACCGTCAACAGTTCCTGAGATATCGTAACTATCACAACCAAACGCTCCCACGTGTTCATTTCCAGGATATTTGAACCCATCCTTTACTATCACTTGATTTTGTAGATTTTTATGTGGAACCCATGAAATATTAAATCTACCTTCTTTATTTGGATGGAATATCACTCTGGTATCTTTAATACCATTCTCCCATTGAAAACTACCTTTAGTTACATTTACAGTATTATTAATGTCATCATTGTAATCTATTTGCTCGTATATTTTAACAAGATTAAATAAACTTTCTTTTGTTTCATCTCTAAAAGCGTGAGCTTCTGATCTAGGAAATTGTCTGTATAATTCGTTTAAACCGTCTTGATCGTTTTTTAAACCATCAACTTCGTTTTGCCAGTGTTCTATTACTCCTACATTTATATCTATTCCATCAATCCCAGGTACGGATTTTTTTGGTGTATCGAATACAGGTATGCCATAAGCATCAATGAATCCCTCGTAGGACCACTCCATAGGTATGAATAAAGAATATAATCCCGAGCCTGTTTGGCCATTGCGGTTTCTATTGGTGACATCTGATCCATAGTATATATTTTTAAAGTTTTTCCCTCCTTTGTCAAGTGAATTTGAAGTACTCCCCATCATACACTTTCCAACAATTCTACTACCTAATCTTAAGCAAGTTTTTGTAACCTTCCAATTATTCTTTATATTATCAGGTCTCTCCCACTTACCACTCTCATCGTGAGCTAATAGTTTTAGTTTTTCACCATCATAACTATTGTCTCCAGTATTTTTCCAATCTATAGTGGTGTCTAAACCATCTAATTCTTCTAACTTTTCTTTAGTATCTAATTTCCTTCTTGTAAGTTTTGAAGCTGGTATTCTATATGCCAATTCGGTTTTAGGACGATCCATACCATCTTGGATGGGTTTGAAGAAAAATGGATAATTAACCGAGATTGGTACAACTTTATCAGTGAACATTTTCTTAGCATCTGCACCTGTTTTGGATAATACCCCAAATCTTGAATCACTTGACATTGTCGCTTGATTAACAAGTTCCGATGATGCCATAAATGAAAATCCTGATCGTCTATTCTTGAGATAACACATCCCATAACACCTCGTGTCTGCCTTGCATGCTTCCCAGAAATAGAAAAATAATTTGTTTGATTCTCTGTAATCTGCTGCTCCAATATCAATCTTTGCCCATTGCAAATACATGTAGTGAGTACCAGTGATATAATTAGGATTACCGTTGCTATAGTACCAATAACCTTCTTCTCTGTGATTAAATTCTTCATCTATATAATCAAACCATTTTTCTTTAAAATCTAAAGGATAATCATCCCATTCAAACGTGCTCTTAATTCTATTTAATTCTTTTGGATATTCTTTCTTTTCCCAGTATTGCTCTTCCTTTTTTTCACTCCGTTTAAACGGTTTATTAATTGCTGGTAAAGCAATGCGGAGATTTTGTATTTCGATGATCTCTCCAATTTGTCCAGTTTTACTTATTACAATAAAATCATAATCCTTGTTATAACCATACTCCCACTTTTTATATCTATTGTTCTTTTTAAATATTTTAGGGTTAACAATGTCTTTTACTATTTTATATAGTGTTTGTTGGTAACTCACTTGTTGGATCTTTTTTCTGGAGATATAGAAAATGATTTTTTAGGTGCTTCTTCTATTACCTTACCTTCTAGCACGGCTTCTTCTTCTTCTATTCTACTAAGTATTTCAAAAGCATCAAATATTGCTAATCTTTTAGTAGCAGCAGCATTTTTTAATCTATCAGCAGATATGTCATCATCTCCATCTACTATAGGTGCTTTTGCAACTTTAATAAGTTCTTCAACTGCTATTTGCCCAGCTTGGATTATATTCTTCTTCGTCTCCTTGGTATTCATGTTCTATAACTATATTATTAGATTTCATACAATATAAACGCTCATTATCGATTATAAATTCAAATTCACAATCTGGTTTAAACGTTATTAATGCCCCATTTGTCAATCCCTTTGATTCTAAGGACTTACTTATGTATTTTATTATACCAGTTAATGGTTTTTCATTATCTGTTATTAGATTTGATTTATTTAGTATAGGTTTAACAAAACAATAATTTAAATTAGGTATATATTCACCATGTCTTTTGTAAAGATATATTTGATCTATAGTGCAGAAGTACATGTTATCTTTAAAAAAACTACTACTGTTCTTTTCAACACCTTTCATATTGTACCATCTTCTAAAAATGTTATGATGTACAACAACTTCATCCCCTTTTTTTATATCTGTTTTAAAAGCTATTGGAACATTTAACACTTTTGCTCTTCTATTAACAAATTTGTGATCTTCTATACTAGTATTTAATATTAACTCTTTATCACCTACTTTTATATTATTATTGTATCTGCCTTCAATAGGTTCAATTATAAAATTATATATAGATTTCATTAATACTCTAAATCATATTCAACAGATATAGCCATGTTAGAATTAAACTTCTTCCATGGTAATACTTCTTCGTTCTTTGTTATAAAAATATTGTATGAATTGTCGTCGTCTTCAAATATTATGTTTGAAATCTCATGACCACCATACACTTGTTGTCCAACAGCATAATGCATGGCATCATTTTTATAATCAGAACCTATGCTAATCTTTCTTATGTTATTCGACATTTTCTTCTACATTTTCTTCTATAGTAGTATATGTTCCATCTTCTATGTTTATATCTATAGAACCGTATTCCTTTTCTAATTTCTGCTTGATCTCTACTTCATCTTCATTAACTTGTTTTATTCTATGTAATAAAGCATGTTTTTTAGATTCTAAATAACCTATAGAATTTAATATTTCATTTAATTCTTGCTGTGTATTTCTAATTTGTTCTAATTCTTCTTCTTTAATCTTGTTCATTTGATTTAATTTTTAATTATTATTTATGTTATTATTTATGGTTGGAATATAAAATCCACTGTGTATAAAACTCCAGTGTTATCAGTAGCACCCGATGAACCGAAACTTCCATCATAAAAAATACTTCCTAGTGATTGATCATTGTTCATTATTAAATTTAATATTTTTACCTCGCTTGCTCCTGCATTAAAGAATTGTCCAGTGTAGTCTGCAAATAAAAAAGAATGAGCTCCAAATCCACCAGTACCTGTTAGTGGCCAAGGTGGAATAAATGCAGTGAACGACACGCCGCTAACAGCTACATTGGTCCAGTCAACCGCAACAGCACCTATTTTTTCAAGCGACCCAGTATTACTTTTTATATACACATCCCAACTGTTTAAACCTGCTTTTGTAATTCTAACTGTTAAATCAGTGGATGGCGTTATTAATCTTGGAGTTTCTTTTGTTGGTATAGTGATTATGTTGGTTAATATAGACATATTACTAATTTTATTATTTCATAAACAAACCTTCAATAAAAGTACCTATACCTACAACAAAAGTACCTAAAGCAGCCCAAAATTTCTTTTCTAAAGATCTTATTCTTTTTTCTTGATCTTTAGTTTTCTCTGTTATGCTCTCAAGTTTAGTTTTAATTTCAACTTGTCCTTGAATTAGTTTATCTATTTTTTCTTCCATTATACTGGTATTTCTTCGCTCCAGGCCGGAGTTGCCATTAATTCTAGTATATCGTGATGATCGTAAGTCTGTACTGGTATTACATTAGCGTTTGTTATGAAAGTAGGTATATAACCTTCCTCCCATTTAATTATAAACTGAGTATCATCTAATGACTTTCTAATCGTGCTTATTGAGGTTTCTCCAACTTGGCTAAAATCTATTAATCCAATATCTGTTAAATTAATAACCGCATATGTTCTATTATTGTGCATTTTTTATATTTTTATTTTATGGAACAAGTGGTTTGATATCATCAGGGTACATATTATAAGATAAAGCGTTGTTTTCTGAATTAGGAGCATTACCTACTCTATCTTCAATATACATATTAGATGAAGTGCCTGCTCCTGAATAGTTAGGTGCATCTCCTTGTAAATCTTGTATTGACATATTAGTTGAAGTTCCGTCATTACTACCTACTTGATCAGGAATTGTCCAAACTACAGGTCCAGTTATTTTGTATCCGTCTCCAGAGCTAGTTCCAACTGGAAATATATTATCATCTATAATTATTTGAGTATCATTTACTATTGCTGCAATATGAGTTATAGTGTCATCAGTGGTATTTCTAACTAAATCTCCTATTGATATATTATCACTTAAGAATGTAGCTCCTCCATCGTTTAGTTGAAACGTAAACGCATCTGCTGTAGTATTACCTGAAACACCTACAGCTGCATTATAAGTTGCATCTTCTCCTAATCTCCACCAAGCAACAGGGCTAAGTGAA